GTGACGAGCTTGATGCACTTATGAGACACTTACTTGAAGCAGGTAAAATTGATGATGACAACATAAGACACTCAGCAAAAGTTGCTTGGAGAGCTTTGGCACATTTACAAAAAGAATTAGAAAAACAGAAGAGCGATGAATAAGATGGTGTTTTTAAAAGCTTACACTTATTTAGTTGATAGACTTGGAGAAGCATATCAGAACAGAAATAATTTGCTTGTAGAACATTATAGGAAAGAAATCGCCAAACTACAAAATAGATACAAGAAAGAAGAAGGTGAAAGAGATTAAACTATTGGATGGAACGGATTGGGTTGTAGATGATCTTCTGGATCATATGCAAGACAACTCCTTCTACTATGGTTATCTAAGCAAAGCCTGTTTGTCATCATCATCTTGTAAAAAAATACTTGACGATAGTTATTCAAAAGAACCAGCGTCTTTAAATCCTAATTCTAAACCACTTAGAGACGGAAGACTCATTCACGTTACTTTGTTAGAAAATGAAAAATTAGATGAGTATTATCATTTTGTTGATGTACCAACAAGAAGAAACAAAGAATACAAATTAGCAGTAGAAGATCCAGAGCTTTCTAAAAAAGAGATTATGCTTACAAAAGAAAAAAAGTGGGCAGAAGAAATAGTAGAAGCCGTGTACAAAAACCCAACAGCAAAAAAGCTGTTTGATAAAGGTACATTTGAAACACCTGGCATAGATTATATAAAAGGTTTACCGTTCAGGGGTAAAGCAGACTGTCTTACACAAGATAGAATTGTCGATCTAAAAACCACAAGTGACGTTGATATGTGGGAAACAAATATTAATTACTACGGTTATAATATACAGGCTTATATATACAGTAAGATTTTTAATAAAAAAAATTTTACATTTGTTATTGTAGATAAAAAAACTCTACAAGTCAAAACCTATGATGCAAGTTATGAAGATTTTAAACAGGGAGAGGCAAAGGTTGCTCAGTGCATTAGACTATACATTGAACAATTTGGCTTTTAGAAATAATGTTGTAAAAGAGTATTTTATTCTTGCCGCCAATGATATTATAGACGGAGCTTCATTAGGAGAACTACATCATAGCCTGAATCTGTTTGAAGAGCTTGAAGATTATGACGAGTGTGAAGGCATACTGTTGGCTTGTGAGTGGTCTACCTTAATTTCATTTACCAACTACTTAACCAAAAATTATGAACCACACATATACTTTAGAGAATCTTGAGCATATAGTAAATAAAATTACTGACGTAAAAATTAGAAACAAGTCCAGGCAAAGAAAATACGTCATAGCAAGACACATATTTTTTAAGATTGCTCAAACATTTGTAACACCTAAAATTTCTGCAATAACAAAGTTTCTAAAAATGCACCACGCATCTTTGCTTCATCACAACAAATCTTTTGTAAGAGATATTATAAATGATGACTACAATAGAGATATGTTTTACAAATCAGTTGACGTCTTTACAAATATAAGAAACATAGAAGAAGAGAACACGAGTTGCGAAAATTTAAAGAAAGAACTTATAAATCTAAAAGTGCAATTGTGTAAATCAAAAGCATATGATTCTCGTTTAGAAGATCTTATCAATAAACTCAGTAGGCTTACAGATTCGCAGGTCCAGTTGGCAGAAGAGAGAATTGATTTGTTAATTAAATCATTTAACTTTGAGAAAAAGAAAAACCAAGCGACTATCTACTCGTCTTACGAAACTGTTGCAACCACCTAGAAACAGGGTTGCACAAAGTTATTGTATGAACAAAGGATATAAAATTTATCCCATAGTTGTAAAAGATGGATATAAAATTGAAATAGAATATAAAGGACAAATAAAGCAAGGAACAATCGTCTATAAAAAAGACGAGTGGTCTGACGCTATATGGAGTTTGTACGAAAAAATATATGAAAAAAACAGAGTGTAGCATATGTGGTGTTGAAGAAGATGATCAGTTTACTCACGGGTACTTTGGTAGCATACCAGTATCTTTTTGTGTCTGGTGTATTTCTTCAATAATGGATATGGCAAAGCAAATGAGTAATTGTGATTGTGATGAAGAGTGAAAGAAAATATATGAAGAAGACCGATGGTCGTAAAAACAACGGAGCAAAACGTGGAGATGCTTTGGTTAGAAAAGCTCTTGCAAGTCCAGTTAGCTATAACAAAGCAAAAAAAAATAGATCTAAAATCTTAGCAACCAAAGCTATCAAAGATGTTTATGGATCTGAAGCAGACTTCTGGAAGATGGTTGCAGAGAAAGCTTCAAACTCTCAGTATGATCGTAAGATGATTATTGAGTATATGTATGGCAAAGCAATGGATAATCCTGACGTGCTTACTAAAGCAAAGAACGTAGACTTTTCTATTGTAAATATATTTCCTGGCAGTGAAGAAGAAAAACCTATTGACATAACACCAGAAGATGAAAGTACCGAAACTAAACAATAAGTATAAATCTTTTGGTAATAACTCAAGATACTTTTTGATCACAGGCGGTCGTGGATCAGGCAAGTCTTTTGCAATAAATGTTTTTCTTTTGTTGCTTACTTATGAGAAAGGACATAAAATTCTGTTTACAAGATATACTATGGTTTCTGCCGCATCATCAATCATACCTGAGTTCAATGAGAAGCTCGAGCTTATGGAAGTGGTAGAAGACTTTAGGATCACAAAAGATGAGATCACAAATATCAAAACAGGATCTTCCATATTATTCAAAGGAATACGAACTGCTTCAGGAAACCAAACAGCAGCTTTGAAATCATTAAACGCAATAACCACCTTTGTTTTAGATGAAGCTGAAGAGCTTACCGATGAAGATACGTTTGATAAAATAGATCAGTCCGTAAGAGTTAAAAATAAACTCAATAGGGTTATGCTCATACTGAACCCAACAACAAAAGAACATTGGATCTGGGGTAGGTTTTTTGCAAACAGAGAAATACCTGAAGGTTATAACGGCTTAAAAAAAGAAATCACCTATATACATACAACATATCTTGACAACATAGAAAATCTTTCTAAGTCTTTTTTAAATCAATTGGCAGACATTAGACGCAGAAGACCTGAGAAATACAGACACCAGATACTTGGTGGCTGGATGGAGAAACAAGAAGGCGTTATTTTTACCAATTGGAGAGTAGGTGAATTTAATGACAATTATGAAACAATCTTTGGACAAGACTTTGGCTTTTCTGTAGATCCAACCACGCTTGTAAAACTTAGTATTGACAAAGGTAACAAAAGAATATATTTAAAAGTAATGTATTGCAAAGTTGCACTATCCACAACACAAATCGCAGACAACAATATTAGATATGCTGGACCGCATTTAATTGTAGGAGATTCATCAGAACCACGTCTTTTGAGAGAAATAAAACTTAAAGGTGTAAACATAAAACCTACAGTCAAGAGAAGCGGATCTATACTGTCAGGTATAGCTCTGCTTCAGGATTTTGATCTTATTGTTGATCCAGATTCTACAGAGCTAATAAAGGAACTAAACAATTATGTGTGGGCTACAAGGGGACAAACAAAACCTGTAGACAAATGGAATCACTGCATTGACGCAATACGATATGCGGCTCAATATGCTCTTGTCAATTTCTCAAAAGGATCTTACACACTTCGTTAAACGCAGTAGGGTTCTTCTTAAACGCAGTAGGGTTGCTTTATCGTTAAACGCAGTAGGCTCTTAAACATAGTAGGGTTTGTCCAAACTTGCGAATCATATCTGAAATTTAACGATTTCTTAACATTAACTTAACATTGGAAATATGTGATTTATTATATTTGCACCTATGAATAAACGACAAATTACACGAATAAAAAATCTTACCGAAGATGGTAAAATTTTTAGTGCCAAGTTCAAAAAGAAGGATGGCACGATTAGGACAATCAATTGTCGAAGAAACGTCAAGAAATACGTTACTGGTAAAGGTATGTCATACAGTCCAGAAGAACGTGGTCACTTGATTGTTTTTGATATGGCAAATGATGGATATAGAACCATAAATCTCAATGAGTTATTATGGATTAGAATAGGTGGTATAACTTTTAAAAGCGATAGATTATGAGTGCATATGTAAAGATAAAAATCCGCTATACATTCTGTCAAGAAACAGGTGACAAAATATTGGACACTGAAAGAATGATAGAAGAGTGGAACGAAGAAATGAACTCATTAATTTCTACAAATGTAGACGAATTATGTGTTTCTCAAACAAACAACACGGATTCCTATATTGCTGAAAGGTTTATTGAGTATACGCAAAGAGAGTACCCAAGTATTTATGAAGAAGTCATTGACTTTGCTGATAGTGATAAAACTTATGACGATGAATAGAAAGTATCCATTTAAAGAAGGCGATGACTATTGGGTTATTCAAAACGGCAAGATTATAAAATCCTGTTGGGATGATGTCAGTGAAAAGATGTTTGATAACGAAGAAGGAATAGTAAGAGTGGTGTACATAAATCCAATACAAAATAGATTGGACTACGTTACCTTAGACGATGTTTTATATTTTGATTGTGAATCTTCCGCAAAAAAAGCATATATTTATCTTATGGAAAATATATATTTAAAACATCTGGAAGATTGCAAAGATTTGCTTGTAGACATTAATTTTTTAATGGACCAAAACCATCCACTAAAAAGTAAAACAGAAATGCAAGTAATTCATTTAAGACAACTATTCAATGAAGTGGAAAAAGAAACACCGCTTGGGATTGGCTCTTAAACATAGTCGGTTCTTAAACATAGTAGGTTCTTAAACGCAATGGGCTCTTAAACGCAATAGGTCTTCTTATTGCGTTTTTTATTCATACAAACTTAACAATTTCTTAACATTAGCGTAACATTAGATTCTAAGGTTTTTGTAGGTTTGGCACATAATTTTAAAAACAAATAAAAATGAAAAAAATAGATGAAATAAAATATTTAAAAAGTATGATGGACTCTTGCTTTACCTATGGCGGATTGTCTGAAAAAAGCTATTATTATGATAAATACCTTTTACCCTACAAAGAAATTTTAGGAACAAAATTATTTAGTAAAGTATATAAAGACCATAAAGAAGATTTAGAGAAAAACTACATTATAGAACATAATGTTGCCATTGATAATGAAGGTGTTAAATATAATAGTTTAATCAAAAAAACCAAATCAAATGACTAAAAAAGAAATAGTAAGTTATTATGGGCAAGAATATGACAATGTAAAACACATTAAAGGATATGTAAATACCCTATGTGAAAGGTATAAAAAAGAATTAGTCAAAAAAAATAAATAAAATGAGTAATTTAAAATACAATAACAAAGACAAAAACCAAGTATTATTAGATAAAGTTAGTGAAGGCTTTAATTATTTTTATGATTATAGATTTCAAGAACTAAAAGAAGACGATGTATATTACATAAAATCTTTTATGAACTATATAGAACAATTAGAACACCAGGTAGATATTTTAAACGAAGAAGTTTTGTTGTTCCAGGAAAATAATTAAAAACAAATAATACAGATAATGATGAAAGATAAATACATAATAAAAGAAAAAGATTACGAACTATTGGATTTTGAATTTTGGTACAATAAATATAAACCAATAGAAAAAAATGCGGGCAACATATTTTTTGAAGTGAGATTGGAAAAAGATATTAAGTTTCTAAAAGAGTTCCAAGCAAAGAATAGTTTCCTCAATATATGGACTTTAGTTGAAGGGGATTTTGGCGAGTTGTTTATTGATTCTGGTTGGCGATATGTGAACCGAATCCAATACATTGCAACAGAAATTCCAAGAGAATCAAAAGACATTTTGGTTCAAGCTGAATACTAAAAAAGTTCTTTGACATATTGAAAATGTTTAGACGCAATCGGGTTGCTCTTAAACGCAATCCGTTTGCCATTAAACGCAATGGGGTTTCCATTAAACGCAATGGGGTTTGCCAAAAAAAAATAAAAAAAATTGTTGAAAAAAATTTAACAGAAATTTAACAGAAATTTAACAGTTTCTTAACATACAATTCAAAAATCCTTCTGGCTCATTTTAAGCACGTTTTAAGGCGTTTTTGTGTTTTTGTAGTATGGTAACATTAAAAAGTTAGGAAGTGCTATTAAACAAAAAAAAGGATCTTTTTCATAATGTAAACTTAACAATTTCTTAACGTTTAGTTAATATTAAAACTGGTAAGGAGCACTATATTTGGAACAAATAAATAATTAAAAAATGAATACAAATAAAACAAAAAATATATGGGATATAATGTATGAACATTATAAAGACCATTACACAAAAGAGCAAATTAACGAAATGACATTTGCAGAGTTAAGTGAATTAATCGAAGGACTAAAAAAATAATAAAATTATAAAAATGACAAACACAATTAACAAAATAGATTCAAATAAATTAGAAGTATTATCTAAAAATACTTTTAATAAAAATTATAAAAAATTAACAAGTATAGAAAAATTTCAAGTTGACCAGCTTTTTGTTCAACAAAGTTTTTTAAGTAAGTTAATTTAAATGTCAAACGGGGGACGGGTTCAATTGAATGAGTCCCCCATAAATTAAAAAAATGAAAGATTTAAAAAAAATATCAAAACCACAAATTGAGAGCGAAGAGTTTTTTGTATGGATTCGACAAATTCACACAATGAGAAGAGAATTACACAACAAAGATATAATTAATCATTCAGAATTTAGGGAAATGAAAATAAAAAACCTATTAGAACATTTGACAATTTCAATGGACATTTCACAAAATATTGAAAAATTAATTGAGCAAAAAGAAAAATTAGAAAATTTATTAATTAAAAATATGTAAAATGAGAAAACATATAAAAACCCGTCTATTGACAAATAAAAAACGTGATAGTTTTATGTTGCAAGTTATAGACAGAAACGGCGAATTCGAACAATACAATTTTAACACGGAAGTCAAAGCGTTAGATTTTCAAAAACGATTAATAAACGAAACTAAAGAAGTAAGACAATGAAAAACAAACTAACAACAAAACACCGAATTGAAACCGTACCAAATTACAGGAAATTCAACGTCAGTATTTTAGGACCAACTAACCATCTCGGTACAAGGGTAAAAATAACAGAGCCAAAAAGATATTACAATGATGAAACATCCTCTGTCATTTTACCTTATGATTATGAAATTGGAAATATTGCAAATCAAGCTTTACAATATCTCATTAAAAAGGGATTCAATCCAGTCGCAAGATGTTCTGAATACAAATGTTACACAATTTTGTGTAATAATTGGGGCAAAGATTATATTAATTTAAAAACAAGCAAAAATGAAAATGACAATTAAAATTATTACTTTTTCACTTATCACAATGGAAATTTTTATCGGTTTTTATATTTTGATTAACATTATATAAAATAGAAATACTAACCCAACAAATACAAAATATGATTTATACGAGTAAAATAAAAACTATTGTCAAGAGAAATAGTTTTTATACCACTGAAGGTGTTACTATCCATAACTATGTAGTAACATTTGCAAATGGACACAATCCAAATATTTATTCTAAAAAACCTTTACGCTACAATAAAGGTGATGATGTCACTTACGACTTAGACCAAGCAAGAAATAAAGCTAAGTTTGTTTTTAAATCAAGTTCAAACTACTTATACTAATAATGTAAAACGTTGACAATGAATCTGCCGAACTGATAAAGGTTTGGCGGATTCTCTTAAAAAATTAAACTTATGTATTTATTTGTAATTGACTATGACGAAAACACGTGTTCAAAATATATATTGAACAACCCAACAACAGATTTCAAAACCACTCTTGAAATGTTGGGGCATACAAATTATAGTTATATACATACGGAAAAAGATTTGTTAGACTATCCAACTTATCAATGACATAATAACGTAAATTCAATGTTGCTGTCATAAGATACCCAACTTAGATCAAATCAAGAAAAATCGAAATGGAAAGCACAATACATCTTCTGATGTCTACTGGGTGGTATAAATGAGAATTAGATATACCTTACCCAAAACCGCTATATATGGCAGGAATAATATATTGCAT